TCATATCTTTTAAAATATTTTCCCAAAAATTTAATTCAGCTCTAATAGGAATTTCTCTCATCTTTAAAGCTCTTACTTCATCAAATAAAGGTTTGTAAACTAAGTCATTAGTTCTCCGAGCTGCTGCTGCTACTTCTGCTATTTCGTGATTACCAGCAATTCTAGCTTTAGTAATTTCATATGAAAATTCTCTTAAAGACATTTTTTCACTATTGGTATTTTTAGTAAGAGTATTTTTTAATGTAATACCTATGTCTGTTGTAGGTACTTTTTGTTTTGTTCTTTCAAGATAAGTTATATATAACTCTTTAATTTCTTTCATACTATTAATAACACCTAATTCTTTCATTCTTAATTGTGTTTCTAATGATGTATTGGTTGCTTCAAATCCCCATTTTTTTGTATTTTTTAATTTTAATAAAGGAGTATCTAATATGTTAGCAATCATATTTCTTGCATTAGAAGATATAGATTTAGTAACTCTAAAAACTGGAGTCCAAGGGCCTTCTTCACCAAACAACCATAATTTAGATTTAACAAATTTTTCTCCTTCTAATCTTGTTTTAGGAGTAGATAATTTAGTGGTACTAACTCCTTCAGCTCCAACTCCACTAGGAGGTTTATCTAATTTATTAGGATTAACAAATTGACCATCTTCATATAATTTTGAAGGTGTAGATTCTTTTGATATTGTTCCATTCCATTGTAAATCTAATTGTTTAGTTTCTTTAGAAATTTTTGGCGTAATATTACCATTAGCTAATTTATTAAGAATAAGAGGAATACCATAACCAGCTGCTGCTACATAAGGTACATAATTATCATCTCTCATTGGATCCATATTTTGTTTTAATAATTCTTCTCCAACTAATGCTGTGCCAAAAACTTTAGCTGCTTGTCCTACTTTAGTAAATAATAATGCAGTAGATGGATCTGTAAAAGCTCCTGTAACTCTACCTAAATGATACCAAGGAGATGCGTAATTATTTTCTGCGTGTTTTTTTAATTTACCTATTATAGCTGTTGTTTCCATTTTACTTTGACTAAAATAAAAATGTTGCATATAATCTGTGTAATTTTTTAATTGAGGATCATCTTCAGGTATGTAATTTTCTTCTGCGGGGAAATCAGAATTATCTTTCATCCATTCATAAGCTTTAGCAAATAAATTTTCTTCTTTAAAACCTGTCCACCAATCTTTACTGCTCCACGTTTGAGCAGTTTTGTTTTCAATTCTTTGCTTTTCATCTTGTTCAGATGTTTGAGCAAAAGGCATATATAATGATGACATTACAATTCTCCCAATCGACCTTCGTATGATTGTATAGCTAAATTAATTCCTTCCATAATAACTGCATCTACAAAATTAGAACTAAAGTTTTTATTTTTATATGTTTCAAATCCCATTTCGTGTTGTGTAATAAGTTTTAATAAACTATGTAATGAATTTTTATCTAATAAATCTACTGTATCAGAAGGTTTAAAATTAGTATGTGTTTTTAAAGCTGTTAAATAAGAAGCAGTATCTTCAGCATACATTGTAAAAATTTCTTCATAAGTAGGATTGTCACTAAATCTTTTATCTATTTTATTTAATTTTGCAGTTAAACTTGAATGATTGAAAATAGATTTAACAGCAGCTCTAATACTATTTTTAGGATGAGCAAATACTGCAAACTTTCTGCTATCTCTTTTATATTTAAGATCTATTTCACCTTCCCAATCAGCTGAAGAAACAGCTCCCCAGTTATTAGTTCTATAAGTTAAAGCTTGTGAAGTATCGTTATAATTTTCTAATGCAAAATTTTTAAAAGATAAACTCATAATGCTATTACTAAAAGGTGTGTCTGCTGGAGTATAAATAGCTTCTGTGTTTTTTTCTGCATCAGATAAATTTATATTCTTTTTAATTTTTTGATTTAAACTTAAATGATCTACAGCTACTTTATTGACTTCCATTAAATCTGTTTGTACTTTTCTTATATCTACATCTATTCCAGCCATTTTCATTAATGAAGCAAAAGGTCTAATTTCTGCTGGTACATCATTTAGTAATGGAATGTCTGGATAAAATCTCCAATCTGATAAATTGTAACCCATTTTAATTAATCCAAATATTCCTCTTTTCATCCAATGAGCTTTATCATCAGGTAAATCTATTCCGTTTTTTTCTGTAAATTTTAAAAATTTTTCATAAGTTTCTTTAGTTGCATTATGAACAATTTGTCCGTGAGAAGTTGGAGCATTTTCATTAGTAATATTATCCCAACCATTAGGATAAAAAGAATCTTCTATAGTGATAAATTCATTATCTTTCCAAACTGTTAATTTAAATTCAGGTAAACCTTTATAATTATTACCTGTAGGTTTAATTTCCATATGTATATTATCATTATTAAACCTAGTATTATCGCCTTGATCATTATCAGCCCATTTTTTAAAAACATCTTTCCATACATTATCATCTGTAGATCCCCATTTACTTATTTTTTCATCATCAGATAAAGCAGAAAAATCTGCATTAATTGAAGCATAAACATTATTAGAATCTAAATTGCCAAATACTGATTCATAACTATTTTTTTGCATTTTAGGCTGACCATCTGATGTGTGTGTAGTAATTCTCCAATTTTCATTTAATAATTTTTGTTTTGTTCTTTCCCAAGCTTTAGTCATTAAAGCATTATTACTTTTATCCCATATATCAATATTCATATTAGGAGCAATAATAGCTAATTCATTAATTAACATTTCTGTTATTTTAGCTTTTGCGTGTATTGGAACAATTTCAGAAGCATCGTGCCAACCAAAAGTAGTAGAATCATCTGCTTTTAACATATGTTTAGTATAAATATTTTCTTCTGCTCCTGGCATAAATTTCCAAAACCAATTAGCATCTGAAGCAGCTTCTAATGAATCTAATTTATGATCTAAATAATTCATAGGCCCTGCAATAATTGCAGCATCAAGTCCTATACCTCCTGTAAAATGCCATCTTTTAGGATCTTGTAAATATTGTTCTGTAAAATTTAATACAGTTGCTTCCATATCTTTATTTTTAAAAGCTTTCATTATTTCAATAGCTTTAAATTTATCAGCATTTTCTACGCCATTAGCTAAAGCAAATTTAATTTCATCTGACATACCAAGCCCTGGAAACATATTATCTGAACTAAAAAATTTAGCTAATCTTAGATCTGCTTGAAAACCTTCTATAATTCCATCTGAATCATAACTAGCAATAATATTTTTATTTAATCTGTCTGTAACAATAGTAGGTAAAATGTTTTCTGTTTTTAATATATTAGCTACAAGATTTCCAATAGGATTATTAACATCTGCAATTACATCTGCATTTGTAATATTATAATTTTTTAATAAAGTATCAGCAAACAATGTTTCTTCTTTAGCGTTTTTAAAATTTAAATCAACAGGATGTTTATTTGAAGATGCTAGTTTTTTAGAAATTTTTGCTTGTATATCTTTTATTTCTTGTACATAATTAGTAGCTTCCCAATATTCTTTAGAGTTCATTTCCATATCTGGAATTTCCATTACTTTAGTATGCACATCAGTAATTGCTCCGTGTTTTAAATTACCTGAGAATAAAAAATTACCTTGTTCTTTATGTATTTCCCAAGGTATAGAATTTTTTGCATTATTAAATAAATTTTCATTATTCCATTTTTTATATTTATTAAATGCTCCATCTCTTATTTTTTCTCTATTATCTGAATCTTTTAACCATTTATTTCTTTCTTGAAACATAGCATTGTTTAAATCATCATCTTGTACATTAGATCCAAATTCAGGTGGATATAAATCTTTTCCTTTAGCAAAAGAATCAAGAATAGTAAGAGCAGATTTAGAATCAACCGATTTCATTATAGCAAATAATCTTTCTATATCTGTATTAAGAATTTCACCTTCTACTTTTTTTATATAATCACTTTGAGATTCTAATTCTGTATCTAATAAATGTTTTTTTCTATCTCCTAATTTTTCATTTAATTGATACATTTCATTAGTCATATAAATGTTATTAATTTCAGCAATTTTATTTCCTGGATCTAAATCAGCATCAGCAATATTACTTAAATTTTCAGAATAAAGTCCTTGTCCATCTTTAAGAGATTCATTGCTTCCATCCAAAAGCATTTGATTGTCTAAGTTTGTTCTATTAACAGTAGATAAATTCATAGCAGCCATATTGTTATTAGCTAAAATATTAACAGCAAATTCTTTATAAACTAAAGGAGTATTATCTACAGTTGATTGCGTGTACGCATCTGTAACTGCTTTCATTTGCTCTGGATTATTTTTATGTAATTTTTTAAACTCTCTATAAGTTTCTCCTGTTTTTTTATAAAAATCATTTTTAAAAGCAGCTCCGTGATTTAATTGAGCTAATTCTAAATAAGTATCTGTAATTTCTGTTATAGGTTTAATGGATTCAGTAATGTAATTTTTATCATTAACTTGAGGAATCCCTATACTGTCACCAGCACTTGGTTTTAATTGAACTGTTTTTTTACCTGTATCTATTGCCATATTAAGGTGAGTATCCTGTACCATCATCATCACTACCATAAGTAGGATAATCTTTTTTAGTTTTTGTTTTACCATAAGCGTCTGCTTTTGCTTTTGTTGTTATTCCTGTACTAATAATACTTATATAACCACCAAACACTTGTGCTTTAGTTGCACTTGCTTCTGCTTGTGCAGATAATGAAAGCTTATTAACACCTATTGCAGTATTTAATCTAATAGTGCTAATATCTTTATCAGAGATTTTTTTAGTCATATGTTGTATGTTAGTAAAACTTGGGCTGTAACCATCATATCCAGATCCACTTGCTACTGCTTTGTTATTAGCTAATTGTGCTAGATAAACTTCTTTTCTATCATTAGCATCTTGTTCTCCTTTTAGAACTGCTTGTTTTTGTTCTAATTGATAAGAATATTGTCTAAATTCATTAGCTTCTTTAGCTGCTTTAATTTCTGCTAATTTACCAACTGTTTGCACAGAAGCAGATATAATCATCATTGTTACTGGATCAGCACTCATTATGCAAATACGACCTCCACGGACATTCCCAATAATTTCATAGGTAATGGATCATCTTGAGAAATAGTTATTGTTGGACTTTTATCATAACCTAAAAAGAAAAATTCTTTTTTAGAAGTAACAGCTATAAGATCTGCACCAATTTGATCTGATACTTGTTGTACCACTAATGATTTTGCAGTTTTATCTGATGCTTTAACTGTCATATCTAATGTTGTATTAATATCTATAATAGCTTTTGAAATACGTCTTGGCAATCCTGTTAATGGGCCTTCTGGTAATTCTTTATCAATTGGCATTGTTTCAACTGTTGGAATATAATTAAATCCTATTTTAACTGCGGTAGCTCTTGGAGCATTAGTTAAGGTTACAGTATCTGATGCTGTAACTGTAAAAGCTCCTAACGAACTATTACCTTCTACAGCATTAATAGACTCATTAGTATATATACCATTAACTGTATGTAAAAATCCTTTAGTAAATGTAATGACAGCATTGTCTGCTGGAACTGCTGCTAAATTTGTATTTAATGTTAATGTATAAGTACCACCACTATTATCTACTAATGAAGATATAGTATATTCTGTAGCATTACCTGCAATAGTAAATGTTTCATTTACAACTGGAGCAGAAGTAAATCCATCAGTAATTAATACAGCTCCTGATGTAGATTGAGAAGCACCTTTAACTAAAGGTGTACCTCTTTGATTTAAAGTTGAAGTAGTTTCGCAATCAAGTGTTGTTGTATCTTCATCTGCAAATTTTTCTAATGTATATACTGTGCTGTTATTTAAAGATCTTTTAACACAAGTAATTAAATTTTCATTTAAGCTAACAATAGATTGATAAGTATCTCCAGCTCTTGTACTCCATAAAGTCCATCCTGCTATTTTTTCATCTCTTACAGAATGGAATACAGATAATTTACCTGGATGTGTTGTTCCGTCATTTAAAAAAAAAGCATATTGTTCTGGTCTTGTACTGTTACCTTTTAAAATAGTAATTTCTTTAGGGCTATCTATTAAATGTTGAGCAAGAATAGATACAGATGTAGATTTATATCCATCTTCAATATCTGAATAAATAAATTCTCTAATTGTTTTACCATTTTTTTGAACAAACCCTGCTGCTTGGTCAAACATTTTAGGAGCTGTTCTAGATATACCATAAGGTGTTTGTCTTTGAATAGTTATATTAGCTGGAGTAATAGTATTGTCTGAAGAAATAGGAACATAATATTCTCCACCATCTGTAAAAATTAATAAATCTTTTCCTGATAACATATGTCTTATTTCATTTACTTGATCTCCTGATATATCTAAATCAATAGCTTCATCTGCTAATGATGTACCTAAATCAAAACTAGTATATTCAGAAACTTTAGATGCCATTATAGCAGCAGGTCTAGAATTAAGACCTCCAAACCATAATCTATTATTATGAAAAGTAACTGCTTGTGGGTATCCTCTTAATGTAGAAATAGATTGTTCATCCCATTCAGTAGTAGCAGTTGTGTTATCAAGTGTTTCGTTAACTGTGGCTGTAACTGTTGTAGCATTAGTATAAGCAGTTATAGTCATAGTTTTTTGATCTTTTCTAATATTTAATCCTACCCAAGTTGCTGCAAACGTATCAGCATTTGCAGTAACAGTAACTGAGCCAGTAGTAGCACTAGTAGAAATAGTAGTCGTAGATTCTGCATATTTATAATAAGGTTGATAAATAGGATAACCAGATGAATGTGTATCAAAAGAAAAAGTATTAACTGTAAAAGCTGTAGCTGAAGATCTAAATATTTTTCTTATTGCATTAGATCTATGAGTAACAAATATTGTATCTCCAAATTGAGCAAAGTTTAATTCAAATAATTGAGCAGTTGTCCAATTACAATTAGTTGTATAATTTGAAGTTAAAATTGTACCTGATGTATTATAAACATCCATTCTATTATTAGATAAAGCTATAATAGCTACTTCATCATCTGAAAATATAAATGGAATTAATCTTGATTCCGCAGGTAAGGTTGCTAAATAAGTTGTACCTGGTCGTCTCATTAAACCACCTTCTGCTAATAAAGCAAAATTACGACAAGATTTTGCACCTTGAAAATATGAACCTACATCTGTACGAGTTGCTAATAAAGGATTAAGTTCACCTGAAGAAAAATTGGTAATTACTGTTCTTAATGTTCTTGCCATTATACATCAGTTCTCGTTGATCTTCTCATCGCTATAAATCTACTTGTATCTATAACTTTAGATGTTGTTTCTGTAGAGTCAATATTTTTAGCAACAAGATATTGTCTTTCAGCTAAAGCTTTGAATTGTTCTATCATAGAAGAATCTCTTGCGACCGAACCAGCAAACAATGCAGCTAATTCATATTCTACTGCTAATCTAAAATGAGGTGGAAAATAAGCTTCTCCTACTTTGTAAATATAATCCATAATTAATTCACTAGATGAACCATATCCATTAACATAAATATAATTTTGGTATCTTGCATAAGCTATTACCAAATCATTAACTGTAACAGAAACAATTTGTAATACTTCAGGAGATGTAGGCATTTGATATGCGTAATCATATCTTCCTGTTGGTGTCGTACTAAGTAAAGAAATTTGTTGTTGAGTTGTAGCAAATCTCCAACGATGTCTTGTTAGAGATGCTTCGACAACATCAGTATAAAGATTAGATGCAACTAATGCTTCTGTGCTTCCATCTGAAAATGAAGAAATAGGTTGTGCCCCTATCATCACTAAAGCTCTTGCACATATATCTATATCTGTTGTTGCCATAATTATTTATTACCAGAAACCTAGGGGGATTGCTCCCCCTAAATTTATATTAACTATGCTTCGATTACTGTATTTAGATTAGTTCCACCATCATTTACAGAAACTATTATAGTATCCATAACTGCGTTTGAACCTCCACTATTTACAAGTATAACGTCACCAGCTTTTAGTTCTGCGTATGACAAAATGAAGTAATCATCTGCCACTATTGTTCCAATAGCATCTCCGTCAGTATAATACCAAAGAGAGTTGCTACCACCCATTTGAGAAACCTTTTTTACAGGGTTGTCTATTGCGTAAGCCATTATTATTTATCTCCTTTTATTATTCTGTACATAACTGAACTCTTGCTGCATCGCCATCAATTGCTACACTACCCAATGAAATCATAGATGTGATTAGGTGTGAAACTTTTTCTGGGATGTAGTTTACTTCAGTACGTACGTCTGAACCGATACCACAACCGATTGCTGATTTATGAAAACACAGATTTTTTCTATCTGAGCCAGATGTTGATAATCCAGAGTGTACGAAGAATAAGAATCCCATCCATCTTTTGGCAGTCATACCAGAAGGGAAAGGTAATTCATTAGGCCCTACGTACTCTACTCTAGAAAACTGATCAACAGATAATAGGTCAGACCATTGTTTTGGCCCTACTGCCCAATATCTTTGATTGTCATCTGGAACATCGTTTCCGTTAAACACTTCCATCATATTCTTAGCTTTAATCAGGGTCATACCTGTAGCTGAAGAACTAACGTTAGCGGCTATTGAAGTTGCTGCATCAAGAGTAGAAATTAATACTTCGTCAGTTTTTCTGCCGAGAGCATATGCTGCTGATTGAGCTACAACTTGTCTTTCGTCTATGTTAACCTTTAGTTCGTCAAGTTTATCAACATAATCTGCTGCGTAGTAATCAGTTAAAGTTGCTGTCACATTACTGTGAGCTAGATCCATTGCAACTACTTCAGCGTGTCTTGCTTTAGTATTTGCAGAACCTTTTGCAACTTTTTGAAACTTAACAGTTGATCCGTTAACACCATTGACAATTCTTACTAAGTTTTTTAGCTTTGAACCCATACGCTGATAAGCTGTATGAACCTCTGCTTCAAACTGAGTAATAAAGGCATTATTTATTGAACTTGCCATATTTATTATGTCCTTTAGTTGTTAATTGTTAAACATTGATTATCTTAACAATGTGTAATTAGTTGTCCAACTAAGGGCTAACATTGACACCTTTAAGGTCAGTTATAGAATTAATGATTTGGATAAAAGTTAGCAACGCACATTATAACCATTTCTTAGGTATGGTAATAACTTCACCAAATTCTATATGACCTTTTTCATCATAAGAATATGTTCCAAACAAAGTAATAAAATCTTTTGTATCTTTATAAACCCACATAGAGCTTGATACACATTTTGCAGGTACTGCGTTATTGATTTCTTCATCAGATAACCAACCAGTTTGACTAATGCAATCAAGCCAATGTAGATCTTTTTTTAACTTTTTATAAATAAACTTATGTTTATTTTTGCGTATTTTTATGTGCCTTCTCATATAATTCAGTTACTCGTCTAACATAACCTGGATCTCTTTTTCCAGAATCCCAATAACGAGGATCATTAATCATTGCTTTTAAATCGTCTTGAGTTGCAGACATATCAACTTGAGTATTTTGAGTTGGCATATTTGTATCTTTGTTTAGTTTCATAATTTCTTCAATAGCTTTAACACCTTCAGCAGTTGAAGCAATTTTTGAAACAGCAGAATAAGAATCTGGAGTCAAATGTTTTTTAGACCACATTGCAGCAGCTTCTACTCTTTCTGTACCACGATCTCCTAATTTTTGTACTTCTAAATCGTGATTAGGTATATTAGATACAGCATTATCAACAAATGCTTTAACGCCAGTATCATATTGTTCTTGAGATAAACCTGAATCTTTTGCAGTTTGATCCCACCATTTTACTATACCCATTTCTTTGTCAATTTTTAAATCAACATTTTCAGGTAAGTCTGGAACATTTAATTTATAAGACTCAGGTGTTTTACTAACCCTGTCTTTTTCAAGATCTCCTCTAATTTGTTTAGTAAGATCTTCTGTTCTAGAACCTAATTTAGTTTCAAGTGTATTATAACTTGAAGCTAAGTTTTCTATATTTACTTGTTTCGTATCAACATTCCAAAACTTATCCTGAATGTATTCAGGTTTAGTTGCTTCAGAAGGTTGTTCTGTAGCGATTGGTGTTGTTGATTCAACATTATCATCGGCCATCGTTTTCTCCTTTTTTTATACGAGTTGTTATAACACCCATTAAAAATCTCATTCCTTCAATATGAAATAAGCCATTGCTGGTGATGTTAGGCCCAGCAACTGTTTCTGTAGTAATAGACTTTAAATAGTCTAAGACTTTTTTTCCTTCTTCTCCTTTAAACAAACTAGCAAAATGTTTATTAAGTTTCTGCTCATCTTCCGCAGTTCTTATATAACCATCTATACTTTTTGTTGGGATCGGTTGGGTTTTTTTGTTTTTGATTTCATCCCACGTCATTCTGTTGATTGTTCTCCTGGTGGAGTACCAGGTTGAGCTTCTGGCTGATTAGCTAATTCACTAATCTGCTGAACAATTCTTTTTTGTTCTGACTCATCTCTTATCAACTTCTCAGGGAGATTCATTTTCTCGGCTAGATATTTTGCTGTTGCACTTTGATCCACAATTACATTAATCATTTGTGGGCCAAATGTTCCAGCAATAATTTCATTAAATCTTGTTACATCAGCTACATCTTGTAAATGTTGAGCTTGTGCTAATGGTGATCTTGCAGCAATTTTAACTTGTTTACCATTAACATTAGGTATTGTTATTCTGCCTTGTTTAGATAATATTCTAATAATTCTTTTTAATAATGGATTAATAAATTCAGATTGAAGTCTGCCAAATGAAGATCCAATTTGTCTAGATAGATCTGCCATTCTTTCTGATACTTCTGTAGCTGTCATAGGTGTTCCTTCAGGTTTTCCTAATGCTTCCATATATAAAGCTTTTTTAATATTAGCTCTCATATCTTGAAGAACCAATTGAGCAACATCAAAATTAGATGCTGCTTTAATTGGTATTAGTCCTTTACTTCCAGGAGCAACAGGAATTAAAGAACCAGGTACAAGGGAAATATTGTCAGGATTAATAACTCCATCATCCTCATAAGTATATACACCACTTACTGACATTTGTGCATTTTGTAATATTAATTCTATGGTAAGATTGCAGGTTTTAATTGCACCCATTGCATTAAATACTGGGCCTCTACCATAAACTTCTCCAGAAGCTTTGTTCCATCTAAATACTAAATAAGGATTAGAACCTTCTCCAGTATAAAATTCTTCTAATAAAATATGTTTTGGATTTTCTAAGACAGCACAAAATTTATATTTCTCTACATTATCTTCATAAATTTTATAAACTGCTTCAATAATTTTGCATTGCTTTTTATTTTTCATTAAATCAAAATTTTCTGGCAATACAGCTTTAGGATATAATATTTTTATTTCATCAGGTTTACAAACTCTTGTTCGATATACCGCATCTATTCTTCCACCAGGGCCATTCATTAAACAAACTCTTGGTAATGGTACTGCTGTAAATTTTATTGGGTCAACTGAATCTCCTTCTTCAACAAGCATAACGCCTGTTCCAATAGCAAGATCCATAAATGCTTCGTGTACTTCTTGATTGAAGTTTGAATTTTGTAATGTTTCGAAAACGTAATTAGTAATTTTATCTAATTCGATATTGATGGATGATTTTTGATTTTCAGGGATTTCTGACCCAGCTTGAAAATCAGCCCATCTAGCGAAGGTTGGTGTAATTCCTGCTTGTAATCTCGATGCAAACTCTTGGACTCCGACCACAGCTGTTTCATCAAATATTTTGTCGGTACGTCTTTGACCTGGGGATTCGTCATAAAAAGACTCACGATTAGGTAAACAATATTCATATGCTTCTTCGAATTTATCTTTCCAATAATCTTTTACTTGTTGGGCTTCTTTATATTTTTTAAGGATACTAGTTGCTTTATCTGATGATCCATAATTTGGTGAATCTGTAATATCAACATATGCCATAATTTATTATACTGTATCAAAATATCCACGACCACCTGATTTGCCAAATAGTGATCTTGAACCATATAACCCTTTAGCTTGTTTGTCTGCGGTTTCTTTTTCTTTAGCTGCAAGAGCATCAGCTCTAGCTTGTTCAGCTTTTCTAGATTCTTCTAGCTGTCTTTCTAGTTCATAATTTCTTTGTGGTTTTTGTTTTCCGCCTATGAATCCGCCCATATTATTTTATTTTTCTATCCGAATATGTTTTATTTGATTTATATTTAGTTGTAACCGCTTCTACCCCTGATACATTTCTATCCATTCTCATCTTTATTTCATTAATCTTTTTCTTTTGTCCAGAAGTAGTACCATATTCTATGACATTAGTTTTGATTTGTTTCCAAACATTTTTTAATTTATCTGACATAACTATTTCTTTTTTCCTAAAGGTTTTTTGTAAAAATCTTTATTTAATGGAGTTACTCTCTCTTGAGTATTCTTAGGATCATTATATTTAAATACCGCAGTATCTTTAACTACAGTTTTAATTGTTGTCCATACATTTTTTAATTTATCTGACATAATGATTTATTCATCTTCCAATCTTTTTTGAAAAGCTTTATCTTCCATACTACAACAAGTATCTTCAAGTTCATCAAGTAATTCATCTTCTTGATCGTGAAGT